TGTGGTATATAAGTTGAGCGTACATATTCAAATTTATTTACTAAGAGTGTTTGCATATTTTTAATGCCTTGTTCAAACCTAGCAAAGTTTATTCCATACTGTTGCGCCTCTCCTCTGTACTGATATACAAAGGCACAAGCACCGTCTACAATTACGGGTGCAAATCTGTCGGGTATGGTTGTAGTGTCTCCATGTGCCGACATGTCACTAGGAAAAGTAAAGAAGTCATACTTTAGTGTATATGCTTTGTCTGGGTATGGGTGTAATAAATAATTGTTGTCTAGCGTCCTAACAATAAAATCTGGTCTACTACCTTCTTCAAATTGAGTTACCGTAGTGCCATCAGCGTGTGCTGCAGCAGTAGTGCTTTCAGCCCCTCTAGTACAGCCAGTTATGTCGTTACCCAATATTCCTGTATATGTTATTATCTCACTCCCTATATGAACTTTACCTGTAGTATCTAGTCCCGTTGTAGATGTAAGCGTTAAAGTTGTCACACCTGCAGAGTGTGAGCCATTTAATGTTGTAGAGACAATATCATCTTCTTGCTCACTATATAAATTAAGATATTCATTGTAGTCTAGTTTACGTAAACGACCACCTACAATACCAGCAGCTTGATCTTTTACAATTCTAAATGTATTATAGTCAACTGTCTTTGCTGTAGTAGGTATGCTATAGCGAACCACCCCAGCAGTTAATGTATCTGATTGAGTAGAGTGATTAAACGGATAGTTAAATTCCCTTTGATTAATATATCTTATAGATTCATTGACTGCGTTTTTTGCTTGTGTCTGTATACCACGAGATGTGGCAAACGTAGAAGATGTTAACTCTACTTCATTTAAACGTGCCAGAACTTTATTCGTTATTGTTAGAAATGATTCAGCCATGTGTTTGTTTCTCTTTAATCAGATGTAGTGAGGGGGCAAGTTGCCCTGCCCCTTCACATAAGATTACGCGAGTTGATCGCGGTCTACCTCTTGAGCAGTCATGTCGCCCGGATCGTCCACGTCCATGCAGACAGCAAACATGCGGATTTTACCGCCTGTTGTCGTACCTGTCATTGCTTGGATTTCAACATCAATGGTATCAGAAGTGCCACCGATAAGAACAGGAGTCTGACCTGCCTTAAAAGCGTAATCACCTACTGATGCGCCATCAAAATCAAAACCGTCAACGAAGTTGTCCAAGTCACCACCTGTAATACCAAAGTCAAAATCTGTATTGGTTGAAGTGCCTGTATGAGCAGACGTTACTTCAAAACCAGCACACATGATGAGGGTATTCGCAGGAATAGTCAAACCCGGAATAACATCGTTAGCAGCGAGGGCTGTACCCTTATCGCTTGCAGCAGTTGCAAAGTTTAACTCTGCTGAAAGCAAGTAAGGCTTACGACCACGTGCGTCATTGCCACGTGCTACGGAAGTAGTATTATCACCTAGAGCCATAACTCAATCCTCCCTTACACTAAGCAGAACCGGGCATTAACAAGAGCCTCTGGTCGGAGAATCTTGCGCCCATACAAATGCATACCACGAACAATATCAGCGAAGCTGTCAGGGTCACGATATGTCTCAGTCTTGTTGATTTGCTCTGCAGTAGCAACAGCAGATGAATGTCCACCAACAATCACACCGAAGTTAGAAGAGTTCGTGCCACCTGTGGTAGCAGAGCCTGTTCCAATTTCTGGCAGGTTGTTTGAAACATACACTTGGAAGCCGTGCAGATTATTAACAACAAGTCCGTTACGAAGTCCACCAGACTCACCGTAGTCTTGGTTCAGAAGTTTTGAATCTTCGTCCTTCAAGATCTCCAAGAAGACTGGGTTAACAACGAGCCAGCGGCCTTGTGTATCAACATTTTGCTGGTCTAGCTTACGAGCCATACGAGCAATAATCATGGTTGGGTTAGCGTTACCTGAACCCGGCACTGCAGAAGCACCCGGTAGGCGTGGCTGAATACCAATACCATTGTCTGCTGATCCACCAAAGTCATTGGCGTCAACTTGCATTTCAGCCAGCAGTTCGTTAGTCCCTGCTGTAGAAATTGCCTTTGATCCATTCACAGTAGTATTTGCTGTGTCAGCAACACTGTGAAGAGATGATTGCTTAAAGCCGCACATATAGCCAAGAACGTCTTGGTCAAACTGGTCGGCTAGGCGATACGCAGCACGGTCACTTGCCAGAGCTTGGAAGTTCACGTGTGAGTGCGCCTCTTCAATGTCATCAACCTTAAATGCAAAGTAGTTAGCTTTGTCAATTGTTAGGTTGAAATCTTCATCGTCAAGGTCTTGCGGGGTAATAGTTGTACCACGCGCATACGCCTTAACGGTGATTTCGGGTTCCTTGATAATCTTAACGGAATCTCCCATTTGTGCAATCTCACCAAAGTAGTCATTATTGGTGATAGCTTCAGCAACAGCACTCTTGCGGAAAGCAAGTTGCACCTGTTTGCTGTAGATAATAGGGGAGAAATTACCGTTGGGAAGATTACCATATCCCGATGCGGTAGTAAATGCCATTTCAAATTCTCCTAATTAGCATTTTGACAGATGCAAACTCACGAGACTTTTAGAGGCTGATTTACTTGGGTGCGTTCTATAATAAGGTGGCCGCCCTACTACACAACGGGCCTTGTCAATCAGGTGATCCGTAAGACTTTGCGGTTTGCTAATAAAGTGTAACTAGGTGCGCAATAAAGTTACACTATCTTTGTGACTATAGTTATACTGATAAATAACTATTTGTCAACACTTTTCTCTTTCGGCACTTCAATAAAGTTCATATTCATGCTGAAAGACCTGCGCTCACCCTTCGTATAGAAAGGATAAACACAGTGAAATAGTTGTGATGGAAACACGTAGAAGTCACCCACTTGTGGTTTTATTATAAAGTTTGTACAGGTATAGCCTGAAGCTGTTCCGTATGCAAACTGTATGTGTCCGTTAGCAGGATGATGATCTTTGTAATCTTCTTCCCATTCTTCTTCTATTCCATCAGGAAGTTTTAAGTAACCCACACAAGATAGTCTAGCACCTGTGTGAATATGTAATGGATTATATTCATTTTCAAACTGACGTACAAACCAACCTGAAGCTATTTGTAATCCATAGTTGTTATTCTCTGTATCTAAAGTTTTTGCACCCATAGAGTTTCTATACTCTGTATAGTTTTGATATTTGCCTACAAACTGCCCTAAACCTTCTTGAGCAATACGTATAATCTCATCATCAAAAGCTAACTCTTCAGAAACTTTACCTACAAGTTGATCAGAGTAGTCTTCTAGTCTGGCAGACATTCTATCATTTAGTTTATCTACCAACTCATCTGGCATACGATAATATCCCATCGTAGGCCCAAAGGGTGCAAATAACTGCGTGTCTTTTTCAGGAGTAAAGATGATACTCATCTTGCTGATCCTGAGATGTCATAAATAAATTTGCCACTACGTATTGCTTCCATAATGTTATCCGCTTCTTTTTCATATTGTTGCGGTGACATCTTTTGAACGTCAGACTCTTTTAAGTAATTAGTCGTTTCGTCCTGTTGTGGCTTACTACGTGTGTTTTTAGTAGCTACAGATTTAGCTGC